TCAACCTGTTTTGGCCTTCGTGTCCCCGAGTTTGGCCGAAATGTAACCGTCGAGTTTGCGCCGTTCCGCGCCCTTGTCGGCATGGTTGATCCAGCGGCTGTAGACACGATAGAACATCTCGACCGAGTGGCCCATCTGCCGGGCAGCCCAGGCGGGCTTGATGCCTGCCATCAGGCACATGGTGGCGAACGTGTGGCGTGTCTGCCGGGCGTCGCGCTGGCGGATCCCCGATAGTTTCATGGCGGGCTTCCACCAAGCGTTCAGGGGATCATCGGTGGAGGTGAAGGCTGCCCCATCCTCGTCAACGAACACCAGCCCTGCGGCCAACTGAGTCAGCTTGCGCTGGCGCTCCAGCACCTTCAGTGCGCGGCTGGTCAGTTCAATCTCGCGCGCGGCCGCGGTCTTGGTTCCCTTCAGCTTGCCGCGGGTCAGCGCCGCGTCCACCAGCACCGTGCCGGCGCGTAGATCCACGTTGCCCCACCTCAGCGCCAGTATCTCGGATGGACGCAGGCCGCTGAAGAATGCGAACTCGTAGTAGCCCCTGGCCCTGTCACTGCGGAACTTCGACAGCAGGTGCTCGACTTCCTCCAGGGTGAATGGGTCCGGGCCGGGCTTCTGATACTTGCGCATGGTCACCTGCAGGTGCAGGGGCTCCGCGATGAACTTCGCGTTGTGGCCGTACTCCAGCACCATGCTGAGGACGCTGGCCACGTTGTTGAAGGTCTTCGGGTGCTCTGGCAGTTCGGCCAACAGCAGCTTGAGTTCGCGGAACGTGAAGGCATCGGCCCGGGTCTTGCGCACCGTGTCGAAGTGGTAGCTGTCCAGGGTCTGCTGGTAGTGGTGCGCAGTGCTGTGCTGTACCTCCGGGCGCTTCACCTTCAGCCACTCCTGGAAGATATCCCCGAGCGTTGGGCTCTCCGATGGCGTGGGAGCGGACTTCACCACCCGGGGGCTGTCGGGGAAGTATTCGGCCAGGACGAATGTGCCGCGCTCGATCTTCCCCAGGATCTCCAGGCGCAGCCTCTGCGCGTAGCGGATGTTGGCCGGCGTAGGCGACAGGGGGAGCGGCTCCTTCCCGTACCCGTACCCCCGCAGGTCGATCTGCATGGCGTTCTTGCGGATGATCACGCCCGGCATGTCTGGTCCGCCTTCTTGCGCCCGCGTGTGCTGGGCGGGCAGACGGCACGGTCGATGAAGTTGTCCAGGGCCTGGCTGTCGATCAGCTTGCGGCCCTCGAACCACTTCCACACCTTGCCCTCTGGCCACCGGCCCGATCTGCCCGTGCGTTCGTCGAAGAACGTAGCGGGCAGGCCGGTCAGTTCCGCCGCCTTTTGAACGGTCACCCAGCGTGTGCTCATGCCGCGGCCCTCCCGCAGGCCGCCACCTGCTGCTTCCGGATGGCGTTGACCTTGCGCAGCGCGCGCTTGGATTGCAGCAGCAGTTCATGCTGGGCGTCCCACTTGGCGCGGTCGGCATCGTCCTTGATGCCTTCACGGCGCCACTCGTTCAGCACTGTCTGAAACCAGTCCACGGCGTACCACAGTGCGCGGGTGTCGTCCTTGGTGAGGGTGACTTCGATGTGGTTAGGCATGGCTAAAGCCCTCCCTCAAAGCGGCGCCGTAACTCTCCTACCTCGCACTTGCCGAACTGCTCTCGTGCTTCCTGGTACAACGGAACGGCGTGGAATACGACTTCGGAGAGCATGCCGATGCGTGCGGCTATGCCGCAGGTGATGGGGTGGTCTTCCGCTCCTTCATGCAGAGAGAGAGTTCGCAGGGCTTCAGCCAGCTTGATGATCTCGTAGTTCGCTTGGCGCGCGAGCTCTTTGTAGTCGGCTTCCTCCTTGCGTACCGCATCGTCCGGCAGGTGCGGCCGCGGCACGTTGGTGAAGATCAATCCGTCCACGTCGCAATCGGCTATGGCTGCCAAGTGCTCGGCTGCGATGCCGAGCTGGTGCGACCGGATCACGGATTCGGTATCTCCCGGAACCAGCCGTGCAGCGTTGACCAGCGCTGCAATGTCAAAGGCGAGATCCTGCGCTTCACCCCCGCGCTTTCCGGAATTGGCAGCATCACATGCGAGACGGCTTCCGATGCGCAGGAGGCGGTCGGATTCACCGGAGTGATGGGGTTCGTCGGTGCTGGCTGCGGACAACAGTGAGTTGCTGATGACTTCCCAGGTCGCGCAGAAATCGGTAATGGGCTCGCGGGTTATCGGTGTGGCTGCTGCCACCTTTGCGCGAGAGGCGGTCGGGCGTTGTGCAACGACGGCGCTCATGCTGCACCTGCCTTTCCGAGCTCTTCGAAACCCTGACCAAAGCACCACTGCTTGTGGTTGCCGATGACGCTGCCGCCAACAGCGTCGTCAGCAACGCCGCCGATGTGTTGCGCCAGGCTCTGCGCGGCATCCACCAGGCGGGCACACTCCCACTGCTCGTCGCATGTTTGCGCCATCATGAGCAGCCTGTTCATCGTGGCAGTTGTCCCCGCTACGAACTCCAAGACCATGCGCAGCTGGGCAGGCGTGTAGCCCGGTGCGGGTGCATCGTCCATGCGGCGAACGGGCGGCTGGGGCTGCTTGCGATGGGGGCGGCGGCCTGCATAGGTTCTGAGCGCATCCAGGGGGGCGAGGGTGGCGGGGCTCGCTTCCAGCGCATCTGCGATGCGCACCAGCAGTTCCTGCGCGTGCTGAGCGAGCGTGGCCACCACCATAGGCGCGGCCAAAGGGCTGTCTTGGGCTGCGGTATCAAGCGACTCCAGAGCCATGTCGATCACAGCAGCCAGGGCCTTAATCTCAGCACTCCCCACTTCCACCGGCTGGTCATCTTCGTCGCCGTAGGCAAGGTTTGCGGCATGTTTGTCAGCCGTGCGGAACAGATCGGCAGACGCACCAAAGTGTCGTATGAAGTCGTCGTTTTCCACGATCTCGCACAGCAGGATGGAGACATAGGAGAGGGCCTCGGAGGCGGCACGGCTTGCAGCACTGACAGCGCGCTCCGAGGGCGTGCTGGTGATGGCGGGTGCGGGCGCTGCCTTGGAGCGTGCAGGGGCCCTCGTTGCGCGCGCAGGCGCGGCTGCGGTACAGTTCGTCATGATTCAAGTTCCTTGCTACGGGTTCTGGGTCAAGAGATCACACAGTTGGCGCTGTGTGGTTTCGATAGAGGGGCTGACGGTTGGCGCTGTCAGCCCTTCGCCTTTTGTGGCCTCGACTTTGCCGCGTTCGGGGCCGCTTGTCGTGTGAGGATTGGGCAGTTTCTCACTTGACATCACGAAGTGCGCAGTCACAGCAGTTCCTCCTGGGCGGTCTTGGTGCGCTTCGTCTTCGGCGTCGAGCGTTCAGCGATGGCAATCTCCACCAGGGGCTGAACCAGGGCGATGACGCTGGCGAACCAGACAGGCCGCATGCCGGAATGCTGGTGGCCTTCGGCCTGGTAGGGAGCCAGGGCGCCGTACTCCTTGCCCTTCTCAGTCAGAACCCACTTGCTGCGCGGATGGCCCTTGCTGCCAGTCCAGTGCTCCTTCTTCTGGAAGCCGAGCTGTTCCAGGGCACTGTTCACCATCTCGGAGGTTGTGCCATTGCCAATGCGCTCGGCCAATTCCTTCACCGTCTGGCGCGGGTTGTTGGTGGCCGTGACGTTGGCCAGCAGCGGTGTGTAGTCCAGGCCCGTCGCGTTGCGCACTTCCTTGGCGGTGATGACCTTGGCCATGCCGTCGTCCACACCCAGCAGCTTGCAGATCTTGAGTTGGTCGCGGGTGATGGCTGCGGCTTCGCGGTAGCGCTCCGACACGCGGGGGCGCTTGGCCTTCTCGGGCTGGGGCAGGGCGGTGGCTTCCTTGGCGCGGAAGTAGGCACCCTCCATTTCCTCGAACACTTCCCATGCCTTGTCGGTGGTCAACATCTTGGCGTGGCGGGCTGCACCGAGTTCCGTCCAGAGGTAGAGACTGCGAGCCATTGTGGAAATTTGTACCCCGCAATCTGCGGGGTACAACCTACGGAACGCTTGCAGTGCTTCACCTTCCAGCTTGGCAAAGTGCTTGCCTTCCTCAAAGCGGTCGGCGTTGCGTTGGTAGTTATCCGTGAGGTTGCGGTCGGTGCAACCGTAGAACTGCGCGAGTTGCTGCGTGGTGCAGACAGGGCTTTCTTGGTGGGTGATGCGAGGGGTTTGCACCCCTGCGATGGTTACGAGTTCGGTCATGTGGACTCCTTGGTGGTGGTGGGTTGTTGGTCTGCCTGGCGGCTGGCCTCGAGGCGATGTACGACTTCACCCGAATACGACCGGGTGTTCTTCCGCGCTTGTTCGCGCAGGTAGGTGCGCAATTCAGCAGGGATGCGGATGGAGTCGGGGCGCATTGGTTCGGGCTTTATGGACTGGTTTTGTATGTTCATAGCTGTTTTGTGTGTTTGTAGCATACGATGTATGCTAAGTAATTACAATACATCTGGTTGATTTTTTGTATGCCATCCGCTTACGGGGCCATAAAATCTGCCGCATGGCACAGGAACCGACAAAATCCAGAGGCGGTGGCAAGTTGTCGCGATCGGAAATCACGACGGTTCGTCTTGACCCTAAGTTGCGCTACCTTGCAGAGTTGGCCGCACGCAAACAACGGCGCACACTGTCGAGCTTCATTGAGTGGGCGATTGAGGACACACTTGGCCGAGTGGCTTTGCGAGAAGGGCCTGACTGGCTGGAGTCTGTGGGTGCTCAAGCGCAGGATCTCTGGGATGTTGACCCAGCGGATCGGCTCGCCAAACTGGCGTTCCGCTACCCAGAGTTGTTGACCCATGACGAACAAGTGCTTTGGAAACTCGTTCGCGAGAACGGAGCTCTTTGGAAAGGGCGGTTCGGAAAGAGCAGCAAAGACTGGGAGTGGGATGTACGGGAAAACACACTGCTTTTTGCACGACTGCGCGAGCATTTCCCTGCATTTTTGGCTGTAGTTGCTGGTGTTCAACCGGCCACTGTTCTTCCTAGATGGCACAAGAATGAGGCTGAACAAATGGCTGCCAGACTCGACGACATGGATCTCAACGTTTTCGAGTAGCCCAAGCCCTGACCTCGCCGCAAAGGCGAACGGCCCACGGCAGAGACTTGAGCGATTGCGACGTGCGGAAGGGCTCCTCATCCGCGTCACTGTGCAGCATGGCGACTGGCCAAAATGGCGCATGGCCCTGTGCAGAGGCTCTGGGTGGGCCATTGCAGCAATCGGTAATCCGCCAAATTCCTTTGAATTCAACGGCTTGCATGCGCTCGGGTCGGGAACGCATATGCATTTGCAGTCGTTTTCCTTGTTGGCGTAGATGTTCTGGTCACCCTTGTTCTGCATGTCTTCGACGGTGATTTCTTGGCCGGTCATCACATCGCCCTCCCAGCCAGGCGCTCCATCAGCGGGCGCTCGCGGTACTCCCCGAACGCACCGTTGAAGAACTCGTTGGCTTCGTCGTGCACGATGCGATCGAGCTTTGGGTTGGTCTGCAACTCGTGCATGAAGGCCATCTGGTGGCACCAGTTGAGCGGCCTGATCACCACGTCGTCGTCCTTGGTGGCCGAGTTCTCCAGGTTCAGCACGAAGAGGATGTGGCTGGCCTTGCTGCCATGTTTGCGCACGCTCTCGGTATCGCGGTCGGCGTGGTTGGTGTTGATGGCGTCGAACAGCGCCTCGCGGGACACCTTCTTGTCCAGCTCCGGGCCCAGGTGGACGAGGTACTGGCCGATCTCGATGATGGCGAACTCCAGATCCACCAGGCGCCCTTCCACTCCGGCGAGTACCTTTCGCACCTCCGCCTCCAGGCTGGTGCCTGCGACGGCCTCGTCCTCGATCATCTTCTTCAGACTGGCGCGGTTGCCGCGTTCCATGTTCTGAGCATTCAGCAGCCGGCGCGCGCACTGGCGCAGGTACACGAGCTGCTTGATGAGCTGGTCGCCGGTTTCGGCGCCGGTGAGCTTGATTTCCATGGGGGGCAGTTTCTTGTTTGGCTGAATGAAAGTATTGGGAACCAGGACACTATTTGCGGAAGGCGAGCCCCGCAGCCCAGCGGGCAGAGCGCAGCAGGCCGATGGAATCCCGGCGTATGCGGGTGAGGTTGATGAACGTGCGGAGGCGGCTCATGGACGGCGCTCCAGCATGTTCCAGAGGAACACCATTGCAGAGGCGAACAGCGTGGTCGCCATCGTCAGACCGACTGCGGCCCGAACCCAGCCCACCACGAACGACATGAGCCAGGAGCCCAGCCAGATAGACGCCAGGGCGACGACCAAGCACAGGATGGCAGTGAGGGTGTGCTTGCTCATGCCTGGACTCCTTGGGGCTGCTGGGCGCGGGCATAGGCGTCCTCGACTAGCTTGTTCACGAACCAGCGTTGCGAGCGTTCCTGCTTACGCGCTTCTTCCTTGATCCATGCGTGGACTTCCGGCCGCAACTGGTGCTGGATCAGGCCGGGGCGTGGTTGGGTGGGGGTCATGCAATTCGCATCTGCTGTTGATGTGGACTCTATTTGATTCCTTATATTTGTGGGTGTCAAGTGGACTCTTTGCGGTGAGTCGTTTTGGCGTCCACAATCGATAAACGATGACCGACAGACACCAACAGAAGCCCTATCCGCTCCGAATGCCGGACGAGTTGAGGGCCAGACTTGAAGAGGCTGCGAAGGCGGGGTCGCGCAGCTTGCATGCGGAGATCGTGGCGCGGCTGGAGCAGTCATTCGCGTCGGGAACTGCAAGCAGTACAGAAGCGATGAACGCATTCCTTGAGTACCAATTGGCTTCGGTGAAGCTCGAAGAGCTTCGGCAATGGCGACTAGATGCTTTTTTCGCCAAGGCTGTGGCTGGCCTTGTTGATGCCATTGCCAGGAAGACACCCGAGACTTCTGAAGTCCTACAGGGGGAGATTGCTCAGGTTCAGTTTTTTTCGGGTATGTGTTCAGCTCCGCCAGATGAAGCTCTTTCAAATGCCAGCGCGTTGAAGTTCCAGATGGATAAGCGCCAAGCCTTGGTTCGCCAACTCTCTCTAGGAAAAGAGGGTGAGGGCTTCTCGTATGCGGATGAACTTGAGAAGACGAACGAAGAGATTGCCCGGCTACAAGAACAGCAGCGCAAGATCAGGTTGCCACCCAAGCCCGCCAACAACTAGCCCAAAGAAAAAAGCCCGCACTAGGCGGGCTTGGCGACGTTCGTCGTTGCTAGGCAACCGGCAGAGGAGCGCGGCTGTAATCAAGGCTGCTCGGCTGGCGCGGCCGGCGTTCCGGTCGCGTCTGCGACAGCGGCTGTCGCCGTCACAGTAGGCGCAGCAGGCATGACAGCTGCTGGAGCATCATTCTTGGCGGTCATCATGGTGCACTTCTTGGCAACAGCTGCTTGTTGAAGTGCGTCATGCTCACCCTTGAGGCGGGCATATTCTGCTTCTTGCTGCTTTGTGCCGCCAAGCGCGAACAGGGCAGGCCAGAACAATACCAGCCCAACGCCCATGATGGCCTTGTCATTCGAAGACGCTTCATCCAAGCGCCCGCCAAGCTGCGAAACCCGGGTCGCCAAGCGTTGGTTCTCGGCTGCAATCTGGTCGCAGTCGTAGCCCTGATACTGGACTGGAGAGACGTAAGTGGAGGCGATGTCCTTGGAGGACGTGGCGCAGCCGGCAAGCCCCAGTGATGCGCAAACGAGCAGAACGATTGTTTTTCTTGTCAGATTCATAAGTCCCTCAAATGTAATAAATTGAATCAATTTATTGCGAGATGCTTACGACCATCTGACAGGGCTATCGCCTAAGGGCGGCTCTGCTAGTGGTGCACGTCGGACGAAACCCAGCCAAGGTGAGCCGCTGGCCGGCACAATGTCCCGATGCTGAGATCAGAACGTCGTCACCATCAGGCCCGGATCAAGGCCAAGCGCTGGTTTCACTGGGGCCGTGATCTTCGCGACGACCTGCGGGCGTTGGGGATGGCGGCCATCACGCCTGCCCCTTGTAGCTGCTGGATGTGCAGTACGCAGACAGAGCGCTCAGTGAAGGAGCGCAGCGCGGATGAGGCCTGGCGCAAGATCGAGCAGGCGTGAAAAACCGCCCGTGGGCGGCTGGTGGGGTGCAGGTCAACCAGAAAAGTGCAGGTCGGCCGCAAAGGTGCAGGACAAGATCGAGCGCCAATGAAAACGCCCGCGCTGGGCGGGCTGATTTTGGCTATATTGTATATGACTATATAGGATTGATGCTGACGATTACAGCGCCTTTTATTTTGTCACGCAGCTGCTCTGCTTTAACCTCAAGACGCACTTCGGTTTGGTCTCGGAGAGCGTCCCATATCATTTGATCTTCTGCAGAGGAAAAATCAGTACGATCATATTCTACGGTGAACTCGCCAGGTATTGCCGCCCCTCCAAGGGTCAGCTTGAACTGGGTTCCACTTCCGTCCGCAGTGAGAACTCTGAATGCGCCCGTTTCGTGCAGCGTTTCAGATGTGGTTTTCGGGGCTCTGCGTCTTAGCGTAGCTAACTCATCCTCATCGAGTTCGATCCGGCCAACACGTACGCTGGTCGCGTCGGTTGCTCGAACAGTGACTTGGGTAAGGCCAGCTGCTGTGGCCTCGGCGAAGCGTTCCACCTTGCGATCCTGTGCGATTACTGCCGCTAGTTGCTCAACGATCTGAACTTGTGCATTGGCCGCAGCTTCGGCTTGTGCTGTGGCCGCTGCTGTTACTGTAGCCATTTGGTTTGAGTGTTGTTCCCCAATGGATTCTGACTGCGCGGCTGCAGTTTCCAACTCAGCCTTCTTCGCCTTGTACTTGAAGTGTTCAACTACGTAGTTTTTCCCTATCCAGCCAATCGCAAGGATTGCCAGTATGCTTACTACCAGAACCTGTACTTCGGCGGCGGTCATGTTGTTCAATCGGTCACCTAGGATATTCAGTAGTCCCTCGCCAAATTTTCCGGCGTCGATTTTTATCAATGTGCAACCTTTTTGCACATCAATCCGTAGTTCAAGCTGCTTCTTTTGCTCGTTTGTTAGTCGGCTTTCTCGACCTGTTTTTCCTGTGATGGCAAACCTGGCAGCTCTGTAGAGTTCTTCCTGAAGCTCCGCGAGTCCGCGAGCCAACTCTCCGGTAATCTCTCCGCGAAATAGTGGTCCTTCAATCTCAATTTCGAGGGTTTTTAGCTCGCCTTCAAAATTTAGTGAGCCATTATTTAAGCTATCGGCTGATTTTAAGAAGTTAAGAGCTTCTTCTATTGTACTGAGTCTAACTGCTTCCATTGGTTTCCATCCTTCGTTTATTTCGCCACTCCCACGGCGCCACCGGCTCTCAGTGCAGCCCACTGCTTCAGGCCAGAGCACACACGCTACACCACTGACCCTGCCAGCAACGCCGAAAGCCTTGGCACAATCTCCGGCGCCCGTCCCGGCTCATCCACCAGCCGCGCCAGCAGGGGCCGCACCTGGTCCAGCGTCAGGTCATCGGCGGCCATGAGCGCTTGCCCCAGCATCTCCAGGGCTTGGGGTAGAGCAAGGGATGGACGCTCGTGTGGGGCTGGTGCACGAGCCACAGCGCCATCGCTGGCGTTTCCTGTGCTCTCACCCATCATTGGCCCATCTCCGTACTTCAGCCACCGCACGCTGATGCCGCGCTCTGCGGCGGCAACAAGCCCCTCGTTCGACGGGCCGCGTGTTTCCCAGTTCTTTGCCGTTTGGGAATTGGATAGCCCGAGGAACTGAGAAACGTCGGTCGGGCCTGTGACCGGCTTCTCTGTCATGGTGGCTATCGCTTGATGGATGCGAGCTGTTACAGGATGCATCGGGCGATCTTTCAACAAAACGTTTAAACGTGCTGTTGATTTTTCTTCAAACATGGTGTTTAATGTCGCCATGACTGATGCAGAACTCATCCGCCTTTTGGGCGGCGACACAGCAGTGGCGAAGCGTTTGGGCTGGCCAACGCTCAATGGCGCGCGACGTGTGAACAACTGGAAGCGTCGAGGAATTCCCGACAGCATCAAGTTGAAGCATGGATGGCTGCGCAAGCTGCCAAAAACGGCGCCCGCCTCCCTCCCCACCAAGGAGGCATAGATGCACACCCATCACCGCGCTCCCCGATTCCAGCGCCGCGCGCGCGTGCTCTCTTCGCGCCCGAGAACGGCCCGAGCCACGGAGCACCGGATCACCACTGCCCCTGATTGCCATGACAGCTCCAGCTTCGAGGTGGTCAGCACCCGTGTTCGCTGCCCTGTGACTGCATCGGCGTTCTCGCTGATTGCTGTGCGCGAGCTGCTGTGGAAGGGCGCAGGCCAGGCCGTGCGGGCGAAGGGGGATGGGCGTGTGTTCATGGAAATGGACTGTCCCTTTTTTTGCCCTGATCAACGAGACATGACGGCGCAAATCATTTGCGGAGGCTTGATCCGATGAGTCAATTCGAGCTCAGTGCACGCCCACCCATGCATGTCGTTGATCCGGCATTGATAGCACGCCAGCCAACCATGACAAAGGCTCTGCAGTTGTGCCAAACCCTGAGCGGGCTGGATGACAAAGCCTTCATTGGTTCTGGCGGTGTGGTGAAGGATGCGGCTCAGTGGTCGCGAATCATGGGCTCTGGGCAGCACAACTTTCCGCAGGACCAGTTCAACAAGTTCATGGACATGGCCGGCAACGAGGCGCCCATGCTGTGGCTGCTCCATTCCCGCGGTTACGACATCACGGCGCTGCGGAAGCTGGAGACAGAGACCGAGCGCGCTTTGCGCATCGAGCGCGAGCAGACGGCCAAGCTGCGTGAGCGTTTGGCCTATGCGGAGGCCATCTTGCAGGGGCGCGGGACCACGATGCCTGTCTAACCGTTTTGAGCCACGGCTAGGTTGCGGGATAGCTACCCGCCCCGAAAAGCAGTTCCGTCCCTTGCTGCCTGCCGCTGGTTTCTTCTGCAAGGACGCTCACCCCTCAATCCATCGAAGGACGGACGACATGACACAAACCATCCCCGCGCACTGGCCCAGCGAGGTCGCGCTGATCGTCGATCTGGCGGCGACGTTCCCTGGCATTCACGCGAGGCCCGCTCGCGACTACGGCGTGCCCTACTACCGACACGGTGCATGGGTGGGCGGCGAAGCCCGCATGGCGGGTGAAGAACCCATTTTCAGCACGCTCGCGTGCTCCGACCCGGAACACTATGACGGCGACGTTCATCACGCCTTCATCGCGTGGCTGAAGGCGCGCGGCTGGTTGATCGAAAAGTACGACACCGGGGTGTACATGGTCATCTCCGCGGCCCAGGCAGAAGATGAATATGCGGAAGACCTTGCGTTCCAAGACCTCATCGACCAGCACTCTTCGCTGATGGTGGTGGTGGAAAGCCTGAACGCCCGCATTGCGCAGGAGCGTGCGCGCCGGGCAGAGGTGCATGGGGAAACCGAAGTCGTGGCCCGCTATGCCGCCGAGGCGAAAGAAAGCCTGCGGCAGGTGGCGATGCTGCGCAGCGTGCGCCCCGACTACATCGGGCTTGCGAAGGACAACCCGGGCAACAAGCCCGGCGATGACCTGCTGTTCTGACCAAGGTGTTCATGAGCAACTTGGTGACCAACATCTGCAGGCCGCTGCGCATTCGGCCAACGCCCAAGTGCGTGCTGATGGCCCTGGCTGACCGCGCTGATGACGATGGCGTAGCGTGGCCATCGCTGGCGTGGCTGTGCGAATGGACGTGCTTCAGCCGCCGGGCGGTGATAAATGCGCTGGATGAGCTCGAAGACTCCGGCCTGGTCCGGATCAGCAAGATTGTCGGCAAGAACAGCCGGTGCGAAATCGTGCTCCAGAAGGTAGTCGACGATGCGGCAAACCCGTGCACGACGTGCACTGGTACCCGTGCAGGAGGTGCACCGGTCGACGGTGAGGAAAATGGTAGCGACCCAGGCACGACGTGCACCAGTGCAGCAGATGCACCCGTGCAGGAGGTGCACCCCAACCCGTGCACGACGTGCACGGGTACCCGTGCAGGAGGTGCACCCGGGGGTGCAGGAGGTGCACCCGATACATCCATTACATCCATTAAGACATCCAATAAGACAAGAGAGAGGCGCGCGAAGTCGTCCTTCGATGCCGGTGCGATTGAATTGCCCGACTGGCTTCCTGCCGACGCATGGGCCATGTGGGTGAGGGATCGGGCCGACCGGCGGAAATCGGTCACCGAGGCTGGCGCCAGACTGCAACTTCGCTCGCTCGAAAAGCTGCGTACACAGGGCCATGACCCGGTGCTGATCATCGAGTTGGCGATAGCGAGCGGCTGGCAGGGGTTCTTCGCCGCGAAGGACGGCAGCACGCGGCGGGCCGATGCGCCTAAGCGCGAACGGGAGTTGGTCCTGTGACGGCGAAGACCTTCCAAGACTTCGGCATTGAGGTCCGCCACTCGTCCGGCGAAGAGGATACGACCTGCCCGCAGTGCTCGGAATCCCGGCGCAACAAGCGTGCGCGGTGTCTGTCGGTCAACATCGACAAGGGCGTTTGGACTTGCCACCACTGCGGCTGGTCGGGTGGCCTGGGCATTGGCGAGCAATCCCGCCCGGTCATCGTCAAGACCTGGCGCAAACCGCAGTACCAGCCCGAGCGCGTGAGCCCGTCCGAGGAGGCTGTCCGCTGGTTCGCCACGCGTGGCATCACCAGGGAGGTGATGGAGCGAAACCGCATCGGCGTCTGCTCCGCGTACTTCCCGCAACTCGAAGATCGGGCCAATGCAGTGACCTTCCCCTACCTGCGCGGGGAGGAGGTCATCAACGTGAAGTATCGGACCAAGGACAAGCATTTCCGCATGGAGGCCGGTGCCGAGCGGGTGCTGTACGGCCTGAACGACATCGGCGAGACGCTGATCTGGGTCGAAGGCGAGATGGACAAGCTGTCCGTCGAAGTAGCAGGTTTCACGTCCTGCGTGAGCGTGCCAGATGGGGCTCCTACCCCCAACACGAAGAACTACGACAGCAAGTTCGACTTCATGGGCGCCCCTGAACTGGAAGGCGTGAAGCTGCACATCATCGCCGTGGACAACGACGAGCCGGGCGTTCGATTGGAGGAAGAACTGCTGCGCCGCCTGGGCCGCGACGCCTGCAAGGTCGTCCGCTGGCCTGCAGGCTGCAAGGATGCGAACGACGTGCTCCGGCGCCACGGCGCGGCGACGCTACGCGAGTGCATTGAGGCCGCAGCCTGGGTGCCAGTGGAGGGCGAGCACTCGGTCAGTGAGTACGCCGAGAACATGGATCGCCTCTACCGCTTCGGCATGCCCAGGGGGCTGCGCACTGGTTGGTACAGCGTGGACGAGTTCTACACCGTCATGCCTGGCGAATGGACGCTGATCACGGGTATTCCTGGGCACGGGAAGTCCGAATGGCTGGATGCGCTGATGGTGCAACTCGCGCAGGACCACGGCTGGGTTTTCGCCATCTTCTCCCCCGAGAACCAGCCGACCGAATACCACCTGTCCAAGCTGGCCGAGAAGTACACCAACAAGCCCTTTGGAGACGGCCCGACCGAACGCATGACGCCTCAGGAAAAGGATCAGGCCCTGGCCTTTCTCGATGAGCATTTCGTGTTTCTGCTGCCGGAACTGCCAACGGTGGACGCATTGATCGAACGGCTCAAGTCCATCGTCAAGCGTCGGGGCGTGCGGGGCGTGGTGCTGGATCCGTGGAACGAGATTGACCACTCCCGCCTGAGCGGCCTGAGCGAGACGGAGTACATCAGCCAGAGCCTGTCCAAGCTGCGAGCCTTCTCCAGGGCCTGCGGCGTGCACCTGTGGATCGTTGCGCACCCGACCAAGTTGCAGAAAGAGTCTGACGGCTCATACCCGGTGCCCACTCCCTACGACGTGGCCGGATCCGCGCATTGGCGCAACAAGGCTGACAACTGCATCGCCGTGTGGCGCAACACCAAGGAGCACAACGACCAGGTGGAAATCCACATCCAGAAGGTGCGCAAGAAGGCCGTAGGACGGCCGGGGCTGGTCACGCTCAAGTACCAGCGCATCACGGGCAACTACCTTGAGCACAGCGGTCCATTCGCAAAGGCAGCACGAGCATGAACACCGACATCACCAGGCGTCCCCTCTTCGCCGCACATCCGTACTTCGACACCAAGAAAGCCTGGGTGCTTTTGTGGAGCCATAAGCAGGGACTTCTGCATATCAAGCGGCTGCATGACATGTTCATGAACCACATGCGGGCGTATCACGAAGACCGCAACCTGGAATACATCCCGCTGCTGATCGGGGACCGAGAGGCCATCGATGCAGCGGCAGACGTCATCCGCCCCACTCTTCACGCGCGCTACGACGCCAAGCAGGCATTCAATCACAGCGCCATCCCGTACAGCCAATTGCCCGAAGGAGTCAGTCGCCCATGAACACCGCCCATGTGCTGCTCTGGAGCCAGAGCCAATGCGCCCTGCACATCGAACCCGTGGCCGACATGCTGAGCGAGAACCGCCAGGCCTATGCCGATGACCGTCGCATGGACTACGTGCCCATCTACATCGGAGTCGAGGCCGACTGCCGTCTGGCTGCCGATTCCGTGCGCGCCACGATGCACGCCCGCCAGGACGCCCGGAGAGACCATCAATAACCACCCTGAACCACATGAGTAAGCGAACCTACATTGACTTCAACATCGTCCCGCCCCAGCACCGTGGCATCGATGCGCGCCTGCACAACTGGGGGCGCTGGTGCAACGGCGGAAGGGGGGTGGCAGGAACGTCGCCCATGTTTCGCCTAGTGCCCCCTCCGCCCAAGCAGCGCGGCGACGTGTGGGAAGACAACGGCCGCGTGGATGGTGCTGATGCGACCGTTGTTGCAAAGGGTGTGGCTGCGCTTCCCGAACCCCATCGGGCCGCGTTGAACTGGCTGTATGTCCGGCCTTGCCCGCCTGCTCGCGCCTGCAAGATGCTGGCCACCAACATGCAAGGCCTGGCCCAGTTGCTGAGCGATGGTCGGCAGATGCTCATCAACCGTGGGGTATGACGTGGCTTGGACCCTTCACTGCCCACATTGCCGCGCGCCTGTACGGAGGGCGGCAGACGGCTTTAGATGCGATGCTGGCGGTTTCATCCCGTTCCGGTTGGGCTTTGCTCTGCAGCGTGCAGCCCTTGCCGCGAAGGAGACCACGGTGGAGCCGAAGAGCCATGAGATAGCCGACTACCTGTGGTGCCCGAACTGCACCGCGCCGATGGAAGACTACGACGACCGCGTGATCCGGCTGCACTGTCCCGACTGCGGCCTGCGCCTGCCGACCAGAGAGCAAATCGAGCTGATCGAGGACAAGGTGTACCACCCGGAGCCTGACTAGTTTGAAGGATATTGACGGCGGCAGAGAAGCCGTGCATATAATTCGCTATCGACTGAGCGTATACGCTAAACCAGAGTCGCATTCCAAGTGGGAGGCGCAGGTGCGAGAAAAGCTCAGAAAGTCTGAGCCCTCCCATGTGGAGGGCTTTTTGTTTGTGGCGTCAGGTGAAAAGAAGCCCCGATGCAGTAATGCGCCGGGGTTTTGTCTTTTTCGCCACCACCAGGGCGCATCCACCACGCACCTATCCGCCAGGGACGCCATGCCCTCGGTGGTGCAACCCTCTTCATCCATGAGCCAGCCGTGGCCGCGCCTGAGTGGTTTGATGGCGCGGGTCTCCTTTCCCGCAAGCTGCCGGTGCTGGCGCAGCGAACGGCCCAGTCCCAGCGGCACATGCCGCAAGTCCGATGGGGCTACCAACACGAGAGAACACCATGGCCCTGACACCAAAGCAGGAGGCCTTCGCCCTTGCCTACGTGGAAACGGGCAATGCCTCCGAGGCCTATCGGCGCTCCTACAACGCCGTGAAGATGAAGTCCGAGGTGGTGGCCAACAAGGCCAGCGCGCTGCTCAAGAAGGGTGACGTGAGGGTGAGGGTCGAGGAACTGAAGGCGCGCGCAGTGGAGCGCCACGACATCACCGTGGATGACCTGATCAGGGAGTTGGAGGAGGCGCGCACGGCGGCGCTAACGACCGAGAAACCACAGGCCGCAGCAATGGTTGCGGCCACGCTCGGCAAGGCCAAGCTTCTTGGGCTCATCACGGACAGGCAGGAACACACAGGCAGGGACGGCGGCCCCATCGAGACCGTCACGCGCGTCACGCGCACCATCATCGACCCGAAGAAAGCATGAGGACGCTGGACCTCAAGACGGCGCGGGCATTCGCGCCGCTGCTGGAGCCTGCGCGCTACAAGGGGGCGCATGGAGGCCGCGGGTCGGGCAAGTCGCACTTCTTCGCGGAGATGCTGCTGGAGGACTGCCTGTATGAGCCCGGGGCCAGCGGCGGCGAAGGCATGCGCGCGGTGTGCATCCGCGAGGTGCAGAAGGACCTGAGCCAGTCGAGCAAGGCGCTGCTGGAGTCCAAGCTGTCGAGCCTGGCGCTGGGCGAGGCCGACGGCTTCAAGGTCTACAAGGATGTGATCACCACGCCCGGGGATGGCTTGATCATCTTCAAGGGTATGAACGACTACACGGCCGACAGCGTGAAGTCGCTGGAGGGCTTCAAGCGCGCCTGGTGGGAAGAAGCGCAGACGGCGACGCAGCGCAGCCTGAAGCTGCTGCGGCCCACGTTGCGCGCGCCGGGCTCGCAGCTCTGGTTCGGCTGGAACCCGCGGTTCGCGGCAGACCCCATCGAGAAGCTGCTGCGCGGGCCTGAGCTGCCCACGGACTGCATCGTGGTACAGGCGAACTGGCGGGACAACCCCTGGTTCACGCCCGAGCTCGAGCAGGAGCGCCAGGACTGCCTGCGCCTGGACCCGGACAACTACGACCACATCTGGGAGGGCGGCTACGAGACGGTGAACGAGGGCGCCTACTACGCCAAGCAGCTGATCGATGCCAAGGCGCAGGGGCGCATCGGTGTCGTGGCGCCGGACCCGCTCATGACGCTGCGGGCCTTCGTGGACATCGGCGGCACGGGCATGAACGCCGACAGCTTCGCGATGTGGGTCGTGCAGTTCGTGGGCGTGCAGGTGCGCGTTGTGGACTACTACGAGGCCCAGGGCCAGCCCATGGCGACCCATGCGCAGTGGCTGCGTGACCGCGGCTATACGCCCGAGAGGCTGCAGATCTGGCTGCCGCACGACGGCGAGAAGGGCGACACGGTGTTCTCCGTCACGCCCAAGAGCGCGCTGGAGTCGCTGGGCTACAGCGTGACCGTGGTGCCCAACCAGGGCAAGGGTGCGGCGATGAAGCGCGTGGAGGCGGCCCGCAGGCTGTTTCCGAGCATTTGGTTCAACGAGGCCACGACAGGGGCCGGGCGCGCGGCGCTGGGCTGGTATCACGAGAAGCGCGACGAGAAGCGCAACGTCGGCCTGGGGCCGGCGCACGACTGGGCCAGTCACGGCGCAGACGCGTTCGGCCTCATGTGCTGCGTGTGGGAGCCTCCGCGCGCCATGGCGCCGCTGCCGGTGCCGCAAACAGGGATTGTGTGATGGCGAAGATGAACAAGGACACGTTCCGCAACGTGCTGGAGCGCGAGATCGAGGACGCGCAGTCCTGGCTGGCCAGCGGCATTCGCGGCGAACAGCAGCGCAACCTGCAGTACTACCTGGGCTTGCCGCTGGGCAACGAGGTGCCCGGGCGCTCGCAGGTGGTCTCCTGGGATGTGTTCGAGACCATCGAGGCCGCGCTGCCCAACTTCCTGGAGCCATTTTTCAGCGGAGACAACATCGGCGAGTTCCTGCCGCGTGGGCCCGAGGATGCGGCCTACGCCGAGCAGGCCACCGAGCTGGTCAACTACGTGATCCGGGACGACAACCCCGGATTCCTGCTGTTCTCGGACTGGTTCAAGGATGCGCTGCTCTCCAAAATCGGCGTGCTGCGTGCCAAGTGGGCGCAGCCCGACCCGGTGCGCGAGTCCTTCAATGGGCTGACATCCGAGCAGCTGGTGCAGTTCGTCAACGACTCTGCCGTGACGGTGCTGGAGCATGCGGCCTCGGAGGTGCTGCCGTCCGATGTGGCCCAGGCTGCGGGCGTGCAGGCGCCGCTGCTGTGGGACGTGACGATCCAGCGCCAGCAGCGCGGGCGCGTGGAGTTGTGCAACGTTCCGCCCGGTGATTTCGTTGTCAACCGCGGCGCCAAGCGCCTGGAGGATGCCCGCCTGATCGGCGAGTGGGTGACATACACGCGCTCGCAGCTCAAGGAAATGGGCTTCAAGAACGCGAGCGAGATCAAGAGCTACGACGGCGCCTCCAATCTGCTGGAGATCGATGAGAGCGCCGACATTCCGGTGGGCAGCGCGGACAAGTCGCTGGAAGAGGTGAAGCTGTTCGAGGGCTTCATCCGCTGCGACTACAACGGCGACGGCGTGGCCGAGTGGCGGCGCGTGCTGGTGTCGGGCGATGACGAACTGGAGAACGAGGAGGTGGACGGCCACGAGTACGCGATCCTCACACCCATCAAGCTGCCGCACCGCGTCATCGGCATGGCCATGGCCGATCCGGTGATCGAGCTGCAGCGCCTGAACAGCGGCCTCACGCGCCAGTACGTGGACTCGCTGTTTCTGGCGAACAACCCGCGCACCTACGTGAACATGGCCGCGAAGGTCAACCTGGAGGACGTGATCAGCAACCGCATCGGCGGGATCATCCGGGGCGAGGGGGTGGCCAGCGATGCCGTGGCGCCCATCAAGACCGCGCTGGTGGCTACCGAGTCGCTGGCCGGGCTGGAGATGGTGCAGGGCATGCGCGAGCGCCGCACGGGCGTCACGCGCTACAACCAGGGCCTGGACGCCGACAGCCTGAACAAGACGGCCACGGGCATCACGAAGATCAGCAACATGGCCGACAAGCGCATGCTGCTGATCCTACGCTCGTTCGCGGAGACGGGCGTCAAGCAGCTGTTCAAGCTGGTGCTGCGGCTGCTGACCCAGTACCAGGACATTCCCACGATGGTGCGCCTGCGCGGCCGGTTCGTGCAGTTCGACCCGCGCATGTGGTCGGCCGACATGGACGTGAGCACGGACGTGGGCCTGGGGACGGGCGACAGGGCGGAAACGCTCATGCTGCTGCAGCAGTTCGGCGCGTTCATGCAGCAGGCGGCCCAGGTGGGGCTGGTCGGGCCTGAGCAGGTGTATGAGTTCGGCAAGGCACTGGCGAAGAACGCCAAGCTCAAGGGGGCGGACGAGAAATTCATGCTCTCGCCCGACAGGATCAGGCCCAAGCCGCCCCCGCCGTCTCCCGAGCAGATCAAGGCGCAGATCGAGCAGATGAAGCTGCAGGCCGAGGCCGCGGAAGGCGACAAGAAGCGCGCCGCGGAACTGCAGATCAAGCAGATGGAACTGCAGCAGCAGCACAACGACCGGCTGCTGGAGCTCGCGGCCGGGTATCTGGCGGCCAACTCGCGGAATGCGGGCGTCATGGGGCAGCCCACCAACATCATCGGCGGCACGATGCTGGATCAGAACATCCAGGTGCCCGGAGTCACCGAGCAGGACCTGAACAACGTGGCCCAGATCATCAACGGCTTCGCCCAGCAGTTTCAAGGAGGTGCCGCATGAGCGATGCCCAGTACCGCGCGGATCAGGCGCAGCGCCTGCTGTCCGATCCGCTGTTTCAAGAGGCACGCGCCACCACCATCGGTGCGCTGCAGACCGAAGTGCTCTCGCTGCCTTTACAAGAGCGCGAGCGCCGGGAGGCAGCCGTCGCGATGCTCAAGGGCGCGGAGCAGTTTTTCCGAGTGTTCGAGCTCGTGATCTACGGCTACAAGCTGGAGCGCGCCGAGCTCTCCAACGAGGCCCAGATCAAGGCCCGTCACGTAGCCATAGAGGAGCGCATGCGCAATGTCTAAATCCCAGAAAACTACAGCCGCGGCACCTGTCGTGCCGGTCGCGCCCCAGGTCATGGAGCAATCCGCGCCGGCCGAGCCGCTGGAAATGTTCCTGCGCCGCGTGGAGCGTGCGCACATCGACCGCGACGTGGTGGCCACGGCCGCGACGCACCCCGAGGCGACCGAATGCGTCTGGCCGGGCACCTACGGCGGCATCCGCCTGAGCGCCGGCCCTGCGTCCGTCACCTACAGCGACGGCACCACCGGGTAACCCTTTCTCAACCCCGACCGCTGGCGGGCTTCCAGCGGCTGATCAGTTTAGGAACAACCCAGCAAGGGGCTGCATTCGACGGAGTGCGGCCCCTTTTTCCATTGGGCTCACACCTGATCTGCCAACTCTCATAGAAACCATGGACGACGATCAAATCACGACCGTTGAAGGTCTGGCCGCAGCACTTGGCGACACCAGCGAGGGACAAGCCCAGGAAGCCCCCAACGCTGAGCAGAGCGCCGCTGCCCCCCAGGCTGATGGCAATCCACCCGCCGATGCTGAGCAGGAGGCCGAACAGGCCAATGGCGATGCCGAGGCAGCCGCGCAGGACGCTGGACAAGCCCAGGAAGCCCCAGCAGACGACGTGGTGGTGAAGTGGAAGGCCGCAGACGGCAGCGACATCGAGGCCCCCATCTCCGAGCTCAAGGCCGGCTACCTGCGCCATGCGGACTACACGCAGAAGGCGCAGCAGCTGGGCGAAGACCGCAGGCAGGCCGCAGAGCAGGTGTCTCAGCAACTGCAGCAGATCCAGACGTTCGCCCGCGAGCAGGCGCAACTGGTGGGCCTGCAGGAGCAGTTGAGCATGTTCCAGCGGGCCGACTGGAACGCGCTGTACCAGCAGGACTCGGCGGAAGCCGGCCGGCTGCAGGCGCAGTGGCGACAGACCGAGGCCAAGGCCGCAGAGGTGGCGCGCAGCTACCAGGCCAAGGTCGCGCAGTTCGAAGCCGAGCGCGCCCAGCAGTTCCAGCAGCGCAGCCAGGAGGCGATGCAGGCCTTGCAGCGGGACATTCCCGGCTTCGGCCAGGACCAGCTGAAGGCGATGCGCGAGACGGGCCTGGCCCATGGTTTCACCGATGCCGAGCTTTCCCAGGTGGCGGATGCCCGCACCCTGAAGGTCTTGCACGAGGCCGCCCAGTGGCGTGCCTTGCAGGCCCAGAAGCCGGCAGCGCAGAAGAAGGTGCAGGCGGCGCCGCCGAAGGCTTCCAAGCCTGGCGCCACAGGCACTCCCCCATCCAAGAGCGAAGCGGCATGGAAGCAGATGCAGACGCGCCGCGACGTCGATTCTTTGGCCGCATTCCTGGCGGCCTCGGAGAACTGATATGGCACAGCAAGCCAATACCTTCGCCACGTTCAACGCGGTGGGCAACCGCGAGGAACTGGCCAATGCGATCTACCGCATCTCCCCCGAGGAAACCCCGTTCGTGTCCACCATCGGCAAGGACAAGGCGTCCTCGGTGAACCCCGAGTGGCAGACCGACGCCCTGGCCGCCGCCGCCAACAACAAGGTGGAGCAGGGCAACCAGGCCGCCGTGGCTGCCGTGACGCCGACCAAGCGCGTGGGCAACCGCACGCAGATCAGCGAGAAAACCTTCGGCGTGACCGGCACGCAGGAGGAGGTGGACAAGGCGGGCCGAAAGTCCGAAGTGGCCTACCAGAAGGCCAAGAAGATGGTCGAGCTCAAGCGCGACATTGAGTACGCCGCCATCAACAACACCACGGCCATCCCTGCCGCTGCCGGCGTGGCGCCCCAGGCGCGCGGCCTGTCGGGCTGGCTGGCGACCAACAACAGCCTGGGCGCCACGGGCGCGGCGCCAAACCCCGACACCAACACCGCGCCCACGGACGGCACGCTGCGCACCTTCACCGAGGCGCTGCTCAAGGACGTGGCGCAGAAGTGCTGGGAGCAGGGCGGCAACCCGACGATGCTCTTCGTGCCCGGCGCGCTGCGCGCCACGGTGTCGGGCTTCACGGGCGCGGCGACGAAGTTCGACAAGACCGAGGACAAGACGCTGTATGCGACGGTCGAGGTGTACGTGGGCGACTTCGGGCGCTACTCGATCATCAACAGCCGCCACCAGCGTGCGCGCGACGTGTTCCTGATCGACCCCAAGCAGTGGGATCTGCTGACGCTGCGCGGCATGAAGTCCACGCCGCTGGCCAAGACCGGCGACGCCGAGAACTACATGATCAACACCGAATGGACGCTCAAGTCCAAGCAGGAAGCCGCTTCCGGCGCCATCCGCGACCTGCAGCCGGCCTGATCGACCTCAAATGAAAGCACGGGCCGCCCTTCGGGGTGGCCCTTTTGTTTATGCAGACTCGAATCCTGAGCGACAGCGCGGCCTCGCGCACCCTCTGGCACGACCACGGCGACGGGACGGTGACCATCCAGCAGGTGGCGGACGTGTCCGCAGGCGTGGAGCGGGCCAAGGCCCTGCACAACGCCGGCCTGCACACCACCGGCATGGGGGACAAGCACGTCGCGTCAATCCCCATCCCGGTGCTCACCGAGTGGGCGGCCAGGCGCGGCAAGAGCTTTGCCGATGTGGTTCAGGATTCCGGTTTGATGCAGCAGTTTCTGCTAGACCCAGACAACAGCGTGTTCCGGGTCTGGAAGGGCCACCTATGACCATCGTCGTTCCTGGCGGCGCGAGCGGCGCGGCGTCGAGCGCCACGCTGAAGTCGCTCACCGCGTCGGTGGCCAAGTGGCTCAACCGCACGGACCTGGACCCTGTACTGGCCGATTTCGTGCGCCTGGCGGAAGCCGAATTCGCGCGCGATACGCGCCTGCGTTCGAGCTTCCAGGTGGCGCTGGTGGATGGCTATGCCGCTGCCGGCGAGGTGGCCTTGCCGTCCGACTTGCTGGAGTTGAAAGAGCTGACGATGGCCGGGCGCGTGCTGCGCGAGCTTCCCTACGATGACTGGCGCAACGTCAGAGGTGGGGATTTTTTCGCGCGCGTGGGCGAGGTGGTGCACATCACCGGCAAGCCGGAGGGGGCCTACACCATCACCTACCTGCAGAAGCTGCCGGAGCTGGCATTCGCCACCGATTCCAACTGGCTGCTGCGAGAGCACTTCGACATGTACCTGTGGAAGTGCTGCGAAATCGGCTCGGTGTACCTGCGCGATGCCGAGGCCGCCGTGGGCTACGGCACCAAGTACGAGGCCGCGGCGCAGCAGCTCCTGCAGGCGGTCAATCAGCACGCATGGGGCGGCGCGCCGCTGGCCGTGCTGGCGCCGGGGGTGGTATGAACAAGGTACTCGGCTTCGTGCCGGACGCGGACCCGGCGACGCCCGGGCTGCTGCTGGACTGCACCAACCTGTTGCCGTCCGAGCTGGGCATGCGCCCCGGCCCGACCATGGCTTCCGTGGGCGTCGCGCCCCTGGCGCAGGAGGTGCGCGGGGCCCTGGCCGCCATCGACCTGAACGGCAACCGCCTGAACGTGGTGGGCACGGATGCGGGCCTGTACACCCTGAATGGCGGCGACTGGAGCGACATATCCGGCCCGGGCTCTCCGTTCGCGCTGGGCAATGAGGAACGCTGGGCGCTGGCCCAGTTCGCCAACAGCACCATGGCGTCGTGCCGCACGGTGGGCATGCGCATGGCCACGGGCGGCAGCTTTGCCAGCGTGGCCGGCGCCCCCAAGGCCAAGATCCTGGCCGTCCTCAAGGGCTTCGTGATGGCCTTCAACACCGTGGACGGCACCTATGGCGATTCGCCCGACCGCTGGTGGTGCTCGGCCTACCTGAACGCGGGCGACTGGACGCCCAACGTCTCCACCCTGTGCACCACGGGCCGCCTGGTGGAGTCGGGCGGCGAGATCACGGCGGCGCATCGGCTGGGGGACGACATCATCGTCTACAAGCGGCGCTCCACCTACGTGGGCCGCTACACCGGCCCGGCCGAGGTGTGGAACTTCACCCAGGTGGATTCGGACGTGGGCTGCGTGGGGCAGGACGCGGTGTGCGACACGGGAAAGACGCATTTCTTCATCGGGGACGACGACATATACGTCTTCGACGGCGTGCAGGTGCGCCCAGTCGGGCGCGGCGTGCTGCGTGACTGGTTTGCGCAGGTGCGCAGCCCCAAGCATGCGCACCGCTCGCAGGCCTTCTGGGACAAGCAGAACCAGCTGGCCTGGTTCTTCTTCCCCTCGATCCACGGCGGGGGCGAGCTCGACTACGGGCTGGTCTACCACCCGTCCAGCAACAAATGGGGGCGGGCGAACCACAGCATCCGCGCGCTGGTGCGCTACGCATCGCCGGCGGCCAGCTATGACGGCGGGTCGGAGCTGGTGACCACCTTCGACAGCGGGCCGGATATCGAGTTCGACTCGCCTTTCTGGGCGGAGTCGCAGGAGCTGATGGCGGGTTTCGACGCGCAGAACAGGCTGGTGTCGTTCGCCGGCGTGGCCGGGCCGTCCAGCTTCACGAGCGGCGACCACGGCGACGAGGACCAGCAGACCCATTGCGACCGGCTGGTGCTACGCCTGCGCGGCGAGCCCGCCAGCGGCTGGGCGACCGGCTTCGCCAAGGACGACGGCGGGGTGGAGTCGAAGATGGCCTCGGTGGCAATCCGCGACGACGGCGCCTTTGACATGCGCCAGCGCGGACGCTGGCACCGCTTCAAGGTGGACATGACGGGCGACTACACCCTGATCGGGCTGCGCCCGCGTCTGAAGAATGCGGGGTATCGATGAGGCTGCCAACGGACAACTACCGCCTGGGCGCGGACCTGCCGGGGCTCCTGAAGGCGCTGGCGCAGCTGCTGCCCCGCATCGCCACCCAGGTCAACAACGTCTCCGAGGGGCGCATCGTGGGCAGCCACAACGCGGTCACGCAGCCGCCGGCACAGGGCCTGTACCAGGCGGGCGACTACATCCGCAACGGCGCGCCGCAGGTGCTGGGCTCGCCCGGCAGCCAGTACGTGGTCAAGGGCTGGATCTGCATCGCGGACGGAGAGCCGGGCACCTGGGTGCAGGACCGGGGAGCGACGGGCACATGACCTATCAGCTGCACATCGTGCCGCCGGCATTCGTGGATCGCGCCTGGAAGGACGGTGCGCACCAACTGGCCAAGGCCTGCGCCACCTCGGGCGGCGAGATAACGGGCGAGCAGCTCAAGCTGCTGCTCTCGCGCGGCGAGCGTTGCCTGATGCGCATCGACCGCGATGGCCAAGCCGTGGGCTGGGCCGTGACGCGCATCGACCAGCTGCCCAACGTGCGGGCCCTGCACGTCTGCGAGCTGTACGCGCCCGGGGGGCACTGGATTGCCTGCTTCGACCTGCTGGCCGATATGGCGCGGGCCAACGGCTGCAGCGAGATGCGTTGCAGCGCAGGGCCGGCACAGGCGCGGCTCTATCAGCGGCACCTGCCATGGCAGCCGCTCTACACCACCATGAGGATCGAGATATGAACATCCTGCGCGAGAAGCAGCGTGCACTGGGCTGGATGCCGTGCAAGGGTGGCGGCTCCAGCACCAGCAGCAGCGAGATTTCCTACCCGGACGAGATCAAGCCGCTGCTGTCCAACGTCGCCAACCTGTCCACCGACCTGTACAACAAGCAGTGGCAGGGCTACGGCAGCCCGCGCTACGCCGACCTGAACGACACCCAGCAACAGGCGCTGCAGGGCATCGCCGACCGCGCCACGGGCGGGTCTCAGCTGTGGGGCCAGGCCCAGGGCAGCCTGCAGCAGATGATGGGCGACCAGCAGAACCCCTATCTGGACCAGCAGGTGGCGAACGCCCAGAAAAGCCTGGTGGACAGCTACAACCTGACCACCAAGCCGCAGCTGGAGTCGGCCATGGTGGGCTCAGGCTCGTTCGGCAACTCCGGACTGCAGCAGATGCAGCAGCAGTCGCAGAACCAGCTGCAGCAGAACCTGGGCAACGTGGCGACGCAGATGTACGGCGACGCCTTCAACACCAACCAGGCCAACAGGCTGCAGGCGCTGGGCATGGCGCAGGGCTTTGCCAACCAGGACTACACCGACCTGAATCAGCTGCTGGGCGCCGGCAACACCTACCAGGACCAGGCGCAGAACAACGCCGATTTCGCCTACGACCAGTGGCAGCAGCAGCAGGACGACCCGTACAGGAAGCTGCAGGCCATGACGGGCGTGATGAGCGGCACGGCCGGCAGCACGACGACGACGAAGCAAAGCGGGGGCAAGTGATGTTCTGGATTCCCATGGCCATCGGCGCCGCCGCGGGCGCGCTGACGAACAAGGACAACCCGCTCAAGGGCGCGGCCCTCGGCGGGACGCTGGGGGCCGTCACGGGCGGCCTGGGCGGGCTCGGGGGGGCGGCGGCCGGCGCTGGCAGTGCGGGCGCCACTGGCGCGGCCTCGGGCGGCCTGGGGTTGACCTCTGGCGCCGCCGGCCTGGGCTTGCAGGCGCCGGGTGCGGCATCGCTGGGCAGCATGGGTGGCGCGCAGGGGCTGTTGGCCAGCGCAGGCCCGGGCACGTCGCTCACCGCGGCGAATGCAGCGGCGCCCGCGGGTGCGGGCCTGCTGTCCCCGGGCAATTTAAAGACCATGACCGATGTCGCTGGCCTGGCGGAGAAAACAGGCGTGTTCGACAGCCCGCAGGCCCCGCAAGCCCAGTCTGCCGGCATCCCGGCCCGGCAGCCGGATTTCACAGGCCTGCTGTCCGCGGGCCGAGAGCAGATGACAGGCGCGCAGAAACTGATCCAGCAGCGCGCCGCACGCAGGGGGGTATGACATGGCAACGCTACCGAGCTTCAACGCGATGCAGCAGGTGTATGGTCAGCAGCAGGAGCCGAGCGGCTTCGCCGGCCTGCTGAGCTCGCCCGTGGGCCAGGGCCTGCTGTCGGCCGGGCTGGGCGCGCTGGCGAGCCGCGGCACCACGGCGCAGGCCATTGGCCGCGGCGGGTTGCTGGGCCTGTCGGCCTACGGGCAGGCGCAGGGGCATAGGGAGAACCGACTGATGCAGATGGCCCAGGCCAAGCTGCAGCAGGACGCGCTTGCGGGCCTGAAGCCGGGGGCGGACGGCAGCATCTCGGCATCGCCGGCCCAACTGGTGACGGCGGGATTCAGCGATCCGGCCAAATGGGCTGACATCCGCAACCTGGGGCGCGACAAGATCAAGCAGATGCAGACCGTGACCGGCCAGGACGGCTCGCAGCAGATCTATGGCGTGGACGAGTACGGCGGCGTCAAGAGCACGGGCCTGACCAATGCGCCCGAGCTCAAGACCCAGGACCTGGGCGGCCAGGTTGTTGGCATGAACCCGTACACCGGCACGAAAGCGTGGAGCGCCGACAAGACAGCGACTCCGGCCGAGGTCGAGGCTTCTCGGCACAACCGTGCTTCTGAAGGTATCGCGGGCGGCAATCTCGCTCTCTCTCGCGAACGGCTCGCTTTCGACAAACAGCAACCACGAGGGCAGATCGTCACGGATGCCGATGGTGGTGTGCAGATCGTCAACACGCATACAGGTGAGGCGCGCCCGGTGGTCGGTCCAGACGGCCAGCCAGTCATCGGCAAAGGCGGTATGTCCGCCGCGCAGCTCCAGAACGCACAGGGCAAGATGCAGACGGTTGGCATCCTGCGCAAGCAAATCGAAAACCTGAAGGCGGCGCGCGCAAAGCTCGGAATGGCTGATTACGGCATCGTCACCGGCAGGCAGTCCGTTACCGATACTGCCCGCGCTTATGACGCGGCCCTCGCGGCAATACAGCCGACTGTGAGGCAACTCACGCGTACCCCTGGCGAAGGCGCGATGTCCGATTACGAAACGCGGCTGCAGCAAGGCCAGTTGCCCGGGCGAGTAGATCCTCTGCATGTGATCGACCAGAAGATCACCCAGTTGGACGATTTGAGCAACATGATTGAGCAAGGCTATGCGGGCATGCTCAAGCGCAGCCCGAAAGGCCAGCAGGCAGCGCCACAAGGCGGCGCTTCGGGCGGCTGGAGCATCCAGAGGGTGGACTGACATGGCGAAATTCCGTATCACCGCGCCCGATGGCGGCACCTACGAAATCACAGCACCCGACGACGCCACGCAAGAGCAGGTGCTGGCCTACGCCCAGGCGAACCACGCGCAAGCGGGGCGGCCTGCACCCGGCGCACAGCCGCAGGTGCCCCAGCAGCAACCGCAGTCCCGCTCGCTCGCTGGCGAACTGGCGCGGCAGGTCGGCCTGACGGGGCGCTACGCGCTCGAAGGCGGCGCCCAGCTCCTGGACCTCCCTGGTGGCCTGATTCACGCGGGCCTGGGCGCGGCGGGTGTGAAGTCCGATATGCCTTCCGAGAGTGCATCCAAGATCGCCGACTGGCTGGGGCTGCCGAAGCCGGAATCCGGCCTGGAGCGCACCGTGGCCGATGCAACGCGCGGCGGCTTCGGCGCGGCAGTCCCTGCCGGGCTCGCGGCGCGGGCCGCAACGGGCGCCACGGGAGCGGCCCGGGGAGTGCTGCAGACGCTGGCCGCAAACCCCGCAGCGCAGATCGGCGGCGGCGCAGGCGGTGCGGCAGCGGCCGGAGCCACCCGCGAAGCCGGCGGCAACGGCTGGGCACAACTCGGCGCCGGAGTGCTTGGCGGCGTGGCTGGCGGCCTTGCCGGGAATGCTGCCATGAAGGGCGCGGGCTGGCTGGGCGAAAAAGCAGCCGTTGCGGCTGGCGCCAAGCCGCTGCCCACGTCCACGCCTCCACGGAAGATGGACGACACGCAGCTGTCGAGCGTGCTGCGCAACCAGCTGAGCATCAGTGGCGGCGACTGGGACGCCATCCCGGTCAACGTGCAAAAGTCGCTCATGACCGACATTCGCAAGGCCAACCGGCTGGACGGCCTGGACGCTGGTGCCATGCGGCGCTTGGCGGATTTCCGGGCGCTCGAAGTGACGCCGACCAGGGGCACTGTCACGTTAGATCCGGTGCAGATAACGCGCGAGAAGAACCTAGCCAAGGCCGGCGCCAACAGCAGCCTGGTGAACATTCAGGGCCTGGCGCAGGTGGAGAGCGCCAACAACAACCGCCTGATCCAACTGCTCCAGGGTGTGGAAGGGCGGGCGGAGACCGATCCGGTCACGGCGGGGCGTCACCTGGCCGGGGATATCCTTGGCCGGCAAAGCGCCCTGCGCAGTGCCGAGCAGGAGGCCTGGAATGCGGCGCGCAGTTCGCCTGGCTACAGGATGCCCATGCAGGCTGGTGTGCTGAGCGACATCAACGCGGCCCTGGGCGAGAACGCGCAGATGCCCTTCATGAGCAAGGAGATCTCCGCGTACATCAGTGCCCTGCAGGCCAACCCCGAACAGTTCACGCCGCAGGCCTATCGAAACCTGCTCAGCATGCTCTCCAACGAAATGGCCGCAGGCGGCAATCCTGCCGCGGCGGCGCGCACGGCGACGCGCATTCTGGAGAGCGCGCAACTGCGCCCGGCTGCCACGCAATTCCCCAACCCAGGCGGCCTGCCCGTCACAGCGGGCGTGGCCGAGCAGATGCGAGCCACCGACCATCTGCCCGGCAACGCGATGGGCTTGATCGACCGCGCGCGCCAGGCAACCCGCGCCGCGTATGCCTTCGAGGAATCGTCACCCCTGGTTCGCTCCGCGCTGTCAGAAGGGGCGAGCGCTGACCCGGCCCGGCTGGCGCAGCGCTTCATCATCAACGGCACGCCCGGCGAAGCGGCCGAGGTGGCGCGCAGCCTCACGCCCCAGGGCCGCCAGGTTGCGCGCGACGCGCTGGCAACGCACATCAAGCGCAAGGCGCTGAGTGGTGCCGCCGATGAAACAGGGAAGGTGTCGCAGAAGGCCTTGAACTCGGCGCTGCATGCCATCGGCCGCGAAAAGCTGGGGTTGTTCTTCACCCCCGATGAAGTGGAGCAGCTGCAGCGCATTGGGCGCGTCGCAAGCTACACGCAGGCTCAACCGGCGGGCTCGGCGGTGAACAACAGCAACTCTGGCGCCATGATGGTCGGGAAGGGGATCGACCTGCTGACGGGCATCACCAGCAAGATTCCCCTGCTGAACATCAATCAGCAGATTGATTCGTTGGTCAATGTCGGGCGCACTGCCCAGGCGTTGCAGGCGCAAAAGGGCCTTCTGTCGCCAGTGGTGCCGGAGCACGGATTGCTGTCAAACGCAAGGCATGGGGCGTATGCGGGCGGTCTTCTGTCGCCGCCGGACGACGGTGCGCGGAGGTGACCACGATCTTGGCGAACTCAGGTGTGTGCCGCCAAGGCAATCACACCCGCCCTGCCAGATGCAGGCTGGCGCGCAGCATCTCATTGATGCGCGTTTGCCAGCCATCGCCCGTGGCGCGCAGTGCAGTCAGCACATCGGCGTCCAGGCGCAGCTTCACCGGCTCCTTGGTGGCGGCGGCTTTCGGTCGGCCACGACGGGGTTTGAGCGTGGTGCCTTCGTACTGGTCTGCCGTCTGGAAGAACGCCTCGGTCAGCTCGGGCGCGTCGTCCGGGTCAGTCCAGGTAGTGGGCGTAGAGGGCTTTTTCGCGGTCATTGGCTTTCCTCATGCTGATGATGCGGCGCACCTCGCCGCGCGGTGTCCAGACCAGCACCACCAGGCGGGCATCCAGCAGGCCCACGGTGATGAAGCGGTCTTCGACATAGTCTTGCCGCATGTCCTGCCCCGTGAAGTGCCGGCCTGCGAACACCTCGCCAGCACGGGCAAAGTCCAGGCCGCGCTCGGCCAGGGTCTTGTCTCGCTTGGTGCTGTCGAACTCGATTTGCATTCTGTTTATTGTACCCCCAATAAATCCTGGTGATGGGGCTTTTTCTCGGAGAACCCGAAGATGGGCATCCTCGATGCGGCGCTTGATCCGCAATTCCGCTCAGACGTGGGCCGTGGTCTGCTGGACGTGGCCAACCGCGGCGTGGCCGGGCTGCTGGGCGGCCCGGTGGACGCGGCCGCGCTGGCGCTCAAGCCGCTGGGCTACTCGCACCCGGCGCCCATCGGCGGCTCCGAGTGGATCGGTAGCCTGATGGAGCAGGCCGGTATGGTCTCGCCCGAGCGCCGGTCGACTGCCGAATTCCTGGCCTCGCTGCTGACGCCATCGGTGGGCACTGGCGGGGCCAAGGCGGTGGGGCTGCTGTCCGAGATGAGCCCCGAAGTGGTGGGGTCTGCCGGCAGGGCGGGGCCCCTCTCCATGGGATACCAGCTCGGCGCCATATCGCCCGAGGGGAAGGCCCGGCTGCTGGCCGACCTGCAGGCGGGCAAAGGGAGCGGCACCTACAGGTTGGGGGATGTGACCGAGGGGCAACTGAAGGCCCTACAGCGCCTTGGTTTGGGGCCAACGCGATCGCGGGATGTCACGATGACCGATGGCGTGTTCGGGCACCTGCACGATGGCCGGATGCTCAAAGATGGCTTTTCGCCGGAAGATGTCACCAGGTTCACGGAGCAGGCAATGAGCAAGTCGTCGCAGGCAGAACTGAACACGGCGAAGGCCCATCAGAACCCGGCCTTGGTCAACCGCAAATTGACCGATGCGCTGAGCGGCAAGAGGTACGACGCGCAGATGCCTTTGAAGGTCGAGGACGGCGCCCTCACGCCTGCCACGGTGTTTCCTCGCGGTTTGCCCGGTAGAAACAAAAAGCCCCCGAATGAATAAATCATCGAGGGCTGATTGGGCCGGTCATGCTGGGGTGGCTCCGACTTCCACCTCTCGTACTTCCACGGTCTTTCGACCGCCATTGACGCTGCACAACATGACGAGCGCTTTTGGCGTCCGTTACGCCAACCGTTGAATTTTAACCACCTACCTTCAAAACACCAACCAGCCACCCACCCGGGTGGCTTTTTTCATCGTGAGGCCCCATGCCCGTACCCGACAGCATCGACTACCTCTCCACGGACCCGGCCAACAACTACCCCCTGGGCTCCGAATCGGTCTTCCCCAACCTGGACAACTACCTGCGCGCGCATGCGGCCTTCATCGCCCAGCTGCGCGACCGCATCAACTCCGATGGCCTGCCCCTGATGGCGGTCATGTGGTGGGGCGGTGTGCGGGCCTCCATCCCGGCGCGCATGCTGGCGCTCGATGGCCAGGTGCTGAACCGCACCGCCTATCCCGCGCTGTGGGCGCTGGTGTCGGGCGGCGGCTACCCCGTTGTGGCGGAGGCCGACTGGCTGGGCGACCCCCTGCGGCGCGCGTCCTTCTCCGCGGGCAACGGCGCGACGACGTTCCGCATGCCGGACCTGAACGGCAAGCAGCCCAACGGGATCGGCGCGGCGACCGTGCGCGGCGATGGGGCGTTCGCCGCGGCCGGGCCCGGGCGCATGCAGGACGCGCAGAACCTGTCGCACACGCACGGGGCATCGAGCGACCAGGCGGGCCACCACACCCATTACTTCTCCGGCAGCACCGGGGCGAGCGGCGGGCATACCCACGGCATACGCCGGGGGGACTACGGTGGCACCGGCGCCTATTCGGTGCGCCAGGCCGAGAGCAACGTGGCCGGCGTGGAGCAGACCGAGCCGGCTGGTGCCCATGCGCACGACTTCATCGGCACGACCGATGGATCTGGCGCCCACGCGCACGCCATCGCCGTCAACAGCGCCGGCGGCGACGAAGCGCGGATGAAGTCCGCCACCGGCACCTGGGTCATGCGCGTTCTGTGAGGTGAGCATGCAGAAATACAAGTCGAACATCACGACCACCAGCGGCGCGGCCGTGCGCAACGTGCCCGTGACGGTGTTCAAGGAGGACAGCACGCTGGCAACTCTGTACCGCGACCGGTACGGCCAGGTGCCCGCGCCCAACCCGCTCCAGACGGGCGCAGACGGCACGTTCTCCTTCTACGCCGAGAACGGCCGCTACAGCCTGCGCACGACGGTGGAGGGAGTGACGATCACCGACGATGACGTGGTGCTGCTGGCAGACCCGGCCGAGCAGGCCATGGGGCCGCCGGCGCCCCACACGCACCCCATCGATGACGTGACGGGCCTGCAGCTGGCGCTGGATGGCAAGCAGCCGGTGCTGATTCCGGGGACTACGCTCAAGACCATCAACGGCAACAGCCTGCTGGGTGCCGGAGACCTTGCCATCGTGGGCGGCGACGGTGGCGGCGGCCTTGCGAATGCCGTCTTCAACACGCCGGTGCTGCGTGTGGCCACCGCTGGGCAGGTGCTGTTCACTCTGCCCGCCAGCTACACCGTGGGCAACGGGTCTCTGGCCGTGTACCGCGGCGGTCAGCGCCTGTACATCGGCCTGGACTACGCCGAGACCTCGTCCACCCAGGTGACCCTGGTTGCGCCGGCGGCGGAGGGCGAGCAGCTGCTGTTCGTCATCGGCGTCGAAGTCAGCACGGCCGGCGATGGCCCCGGCTCCACGGCCTGGGACGACATCACCGGCAAGCCCGCCAGCTTCCCCCCGAGCGCGCACACGCACCCCATTTCCGAGGTGACGGGCCTGCAGGATGAACTGGACGCCAAGCAGCCGGTGCTGGTGCCCGGCACCACCCTCAAGACCATCAACGGCAACAGCTTGCTGGGCGAGGGCGATCTGGCCATTGCGGGCGGCGGCGGAGGTGGTGGCGGCGACATGTACAAGGCCGTCTACGACTCGGACAACGACGGCGTGGTGGACGCGGCCCAGTCCGCGCCCTGGAGCGGCATCGCCGGAAAGCCCGGCACCTTCCCGCCGAGCGCGCACAGCCACGATGCGGCCACCACGAGCGCCGCCGGCTTCATGAGCGCAGCGGACAAGGCCAAGCTCGACGGCATCGCCGCCGGCGCCACGGCGAACGCGGGCGACGTGACCCTCAACGGCGCGCAGACGCTCACGAACAAGACGCTGACGAGCCCCACGGTAGACGTGGTGAAGTTCCCCGTCCAGTACAGCGCCGGCAACTCGGGCGCCGCGGTGACCGTGAACTTCGCCAACGGCCAGAAGCAATCCCTGACGCTCACGGGCAACGCCACGGTGACGCTGCAGTTCCCCGGCGTGGGCAACTACCAGCTCCTGCTGACCCAGGATGCGACGGGCAGCCGCACCGTGACCTGGAGTGGTGTGTCCCGCTACGTGGGCAGCGCCACGGCGCCGGCCATCAACACCACCGCCAACAACAGCACGGTGGTGTCGATCTACTTCGACGGCACCAATGCGTGGCTGGCAGCCTCTAAGGTGAATGCGTAATGGCCATCCAGAAGATCACCCTCACGCTGACCAAGGATTCGGCGACCCAGAACAACAACTGGGTCAATCCCGCCAACGCATTCGCCGTAGACGGGGCGGAGATGTCGATCTCGCGGGGTACAGCGGCCTCTAACTGGTACTTCACCTGCTCGACCGATGCGGCGTCCGCGATTCCCTCCGGGGGCGTCATCGTGGGCGTGGAGTTCCTTGTCACGGCCCGCGTCAACATTACGAGCAGCACGCCCACCATCAACGCCGGGCCGGGCTCCACGACGCCGACCCCGACAACTGAACTGACGACATCTCTGGTGGAATACGCCTTCGGCGGCCCTACCGACACGATGGGAGTGTCTGCGGCATCCGGCCTTGCCACCGTGGCACTGAACACGCGCCTGGCAGCGGCCACGACCACGACCTTCTACGTGGATGCGTTCATCGTCAACGTGTACGTGGACATGCCGGCCGGAGCCGCGCAGGCGCTCACGCTGACGTGGGTTTCTCCCGATGCGATGGCGTTCACGAACCCCGCAAACGTGGCCACTTCCAACAACGTCTACGCGACCGCTACCAAGTCCAGCACTTCCAACGACTACGCAGTGTGGACGACGAACGCCGCCTCTGTCATCCCGGCCAACGCCGTGATCCTCGGGGTGCAGATGCAGGTGGAATACAAGGTCTCCACAACGGCATCCTCGCCCTTCTTCAGGGCGGGCATCGGCGAGCTGGCGCAGAACACCGGCGCCACGACAGCCTCGCCCACCACCAGCGACGTGACCTACACCTTCGGCGGACCCACGGACAACATGGGCGCCGCCAGTCGCGCCGACCTGGCCAAGGTGGCCTTGCGCATTTCGCAAAGCACATCGACATCGACCACCCATTCGGTGGACTACTTCGGCGTGACCGTCTACTGGGACTACCCGACCGATGGGACGAACTGCATGTTCTTTGGGGAGAACTTCTGATGTACTACGAACCTTCGAGCGGGCGCGAGTTCGCCTCGACCCACACCTTCCGTCTGGCCTACCCCGATACCTCGTTCGGCGACCTGGACACCGAGGCCGAGCGCAACGCGGTGGGCCTGTTCACCGTCGATGAGCGCAAGCCCGCGTACAACCCCGTCACACATCGGGCGGAACGCGCCGGCGTCATCCAGAAGGGCGGCGCCTGGGCGCGTGACTGGATCGTCGTGCAGCACGGCGCCGAGACGCTGCGCGGCAACCTGCTGGCCGCGGTGTCGCAGCGGCGTTGGGAAGTCGAGACGGGCGGCGTCACACTGCCCGGGGGCATCCAGGTTGCAACGGGTATCGATGACCAGAACCGCATCACCAGCGTCGTCGCCAACGCCCAGCTTGCGGGGGTGGTGAGCGTGGATTTCAAGGCCGCATCCGGCTGGGTGACCCTGAGCCTGGAGCAGCTGCGCGGCATCACCGCAGCCATCGCCCTGCATGTGCAGGCGTGCTTTGCGGCTGAGCGCGCGCACCACGACGCCATCAACGCAGCCGCCGATGCGGATCTGCTGACCTATGACGTGGCCGCCGGCTGGCCCGTTGACACCGAGGAAACTCCATGACCACATCTCTGCGCAGCCATCAGATCCTGCACAAACTCACGTACGGCGGCGCCATCCTGCGCAGCCTGAGCAATGCGCTGGGCGACAGCCTGTCGGTGGCCGACTTCGGCGCCAAGGGCGACGGCGTCACCGACGACAGCGCGGCCATCCAGGCGTGCATCACGGCCGCCAAGGCCGCGGGCAGGTCGGTGCTGTTCCCGGATGGCGCCTATGTCATCGCCACGCTGGGCACGCAGTCCGGGCGGCTGCTGCTGCATGGCCAGGGCAATGCCACGATCAAGGGTACGCTGACCTATGAGCAGACCTTCCCCGCCTCGGCCGACACCGACACGCCGCTGACGCCGGCGGCGCCGTATTTCCACGCCAACGGCCTGAATTTCCAGGCCGTGGGGGCATCGGCATACGGCCTGGTGCTGCTGTCGCCCGAGCAGCCCGGATTCACCAGTAGCTTTGACCTGCGCGACTGCCGTTTCTACGGCGACAAGGGCCTGTATGCGCGCTACCAGACGGGTTTCTCTCTGCGCGAGTGCGAGTTCAACAACCGGGTTGCGGGCGCACGCTTCGAGTCCTGCGCCAACGGCAGCCTGCTCCTGTGCCGCTTCCAGAACCAGGTCGAGTCGGGCGTGCGGATAGTCGCGGCGGATGGCAATGCCTACCGCTCGGGCGGGGAGAACATCAAGTTCTCGATGTGCGAGTGGGCGGTGTGCACGCACGGCATGCTGGTGGACCAGCACGACGGCCTGTCCATGGACAACTGCCTGATGGTCGATTGCGCGATCCCGTTGTCCCTGGCCGGGTCGGACCATGCCAAGGCCAGCAACAGCCGCTTCGGCGCGTCCCAGGCGCCGGTGGCGCGCTTTGCGTCCGTGCCGGGGTATCTGGCGCCCGCGGTGTCGGGCGTGGCGGTGTACGGCCGCCCGGGCGGCACTCCCGTGGGCCAGCGGGCCGTGGGCTTCTCGGCGCACAACTGCGAGTTCGTCAACTCCGGCGCGGGCTCCAGCCAGCCCATCGTGTACGTGGATGGCTACGTGGACGCCACCTACCAGCTGAGCGGCGAGCGCGTGAGCTTCTTCGATTGCCTGTTCCTGGCCTCCGTGGCGCATGCATCGCAGCGGCTGCTGGAGATCCGCGCGGCGCGCGTGGCCACCGTCATCGGTTGCGTGTTCGGCAGCTACAACCTGTCGAGCTCGCTGGCGGATGCCTACAGGCTCTACCAGTGCACGCACCCCATCGGCCACAGCAACGATTTCCAGAACTGCGTGCAGTCGGGCGTTCAGGTGGGCAGCAGCAGCGAGAAGATGCTGGCCAGCGTCTACGTGCAGGCGACAGATCCGGGCTTCATCGGCGCGGGCAACATTTGGGTGCAGCCCTGATATGGCGAACTTTCGTATACGCAATGCCAGCAATACGGGCTGGATCGATGGCGCAACGGCCTCGGGCCTGCGCGTGCGCAACCAGGCCAACAGCGGCTGGGTGGACAAGAGCGGCAACCTGACAGGCCTGTCCGTGCGCAATCAAGCCAACAGCGGCTGGATCACGTTCGGCGGCGCCGGGGTCTCCTACTCCATCACGCCCAACGCGACCGGCGTGAACCCGGGCGCCAGCGTCACCTTTACCGTGTCCACCGTGGGTTTCGGCAGCGGCACGCTGTACTGGACGAACGCGGGCACGACGGCGGCGGGGGATTTCACCGACAGCGCCAACAGCGGCAGCGTGGCGGTCACGGGCAACAGCGGCAGCATCACGCGCACCCTGGCCGCCGGCGTGGCGGGGGGCAAGACCATCACCCTGCAGCTGCGCACCGGCAGCACGTCCGGGCCGGTGGTGGCCACTGCTTCGGCCGTCACGGTGAATACCGTCGCGCCGCCCGAGACGCCCGTGCAGCTGAGCCTGTACTACAACGACCTGGATGCCTACTACCTGCCCGGCATCACGTCACCGAACAATGGGGCGTACAACGACCTGCGCTGCACCGTGGATTCGAGCGAGTTCTTCAGCAAGGGCGGAGACCATCTCGTGTTCGCGCTGGACCTGACGGGCGGGCAGGGCAGCAACAACCCGCACTGCGGCCCCATCGTGCGCCGCGGTCAGAACATGTGGGGCTTGGCGCGCGGTTTCATCATCCACGGCAACGGGCGGGTGTCCGCCGAGTACTGGAACGGCACCTGGTCTCCGGGCCTGGCGGAAAACCTTCCCAACACCGCGAACGGCACGTTCAACCCAGCCAGCACGCCCGTGTTCTCAGTGCGCGTGCGCGCCGGCTACCGCGATGGCCCGTATGCGAATCGGATGCTGATCGGCATCTATGCCGGCACGAGCATCTACGGCGCCATGCTGTTCGAGGCCCAGGTCCCTTGGGGCTGGGACTGGACGGGCCAGCATCACGCCGCCATTGGCGGCATCGCGATGGGATTTGTGGCTCCGGTGCTGACCGGCTGCGTCGAGCAGCTGGTCCCGCGCAGCGCGCCCAACGCCGTGGCGCCGATCAGCAACTTCCAACTGCTCATCCAGCAATGATGACTATGCCGACCAACGAAACCGTTCCTATTGAATTTCAAAAAGCGCTGCCCGGAGTGATCGGCAGCATCGGTGCGCTGCTGTGGATCAAGGGCACCTGGCCCAGGCGTATCGCCATGGTGGGCCTGGGCAGCGCGGCGAGCTACTACGGCGCGCCGATGCTGGCGGGCATGTTCGGCATGGGCGAGGGGCTTGCGGGCTTCCTTGTGGGCTTGTTCGGCATGTCCGTGGTGGATTCGATCTTCAAGACATGGCAGGACCTGGGCCTGACGCCCATCCTTCGCGAATTCATCCGCACCAGGCTGGGCCTGGCGCCCAAGGGGGACTGACATGGACGCCGGCAGCATCTACGTGTGCACGGCCTACGCGGTGGTGTGCGCGGCCTGCATTGCGGGCGCCTTCAGCCGCGATTACAGCGCCAACCTGCTGCAGCGCCTGGCGCTAGGCCTCTTCGCGCTGTGGTCCACCTGGCGCGCGCAGCTTGTCTATGAGAGCGGCTGGGGCTACCCGCACGAAACCCTCGTCGCCACGGCCCTGCTGCTCTACGCGGCGGGGTCTGCACTCAAGACCATGACATGGCAGCGCCGCCGGCGGCGCGCGCTCAAGCGCTGGGGGCACCCGGCCAGACGAAAGGACGATTGACATGGACCACTTCGACCAATGTTTCGAGCGCCTGATCGGCCATGAGGGCGGCTACGTCTACGACGCCAGAGATCCTGGCGGCGAGACAAAGTACGGCATCAGCAAGCGCGCCTACCCGCAGCTCGACATCAGAAACCTCACGCTGATCCACGCCCAAGCGATCTACCGCCGCGACTACTGGGACAAGTGCCGCTGCGGCGAACTGCCGGCCGGCGTGGCATTCGACGTGTTCGACGCCGCGGTCAACTCGGGCCCAGCCCAGGCAGCGCGCTGGCTGCAGGCTGCCGTGGGCGCGAAGGCGGATGGTGTCATCGGCCCGGTCACTTTGGCCGCCGTGCGTCAGCTGCCCGCGCAGGCGGTGCGCGCCCGACTGTCCGGCGCTCGGCTGGATTTCATGACCAATCTGCCCACCTGGCCAGCCTTCGGGAAGGGCTGGGCGCGGCGCATCGCGGCGAACTTAAGGGAGGTGGCGTGAATGCTGATGAATCCGATCTTGATCGCCATGTGGTGGCTGTGGTGGAGGGCGTGGGAGTGATCCTCGACAAGCTCAAAGCCTACGGCGCCATCGCCGCTGCACTCGTCCTCGCCGTCCTGCTGGCTGCGCAGTCCGTGCGCCTGCACACCGAGCAACTTGCGCACGAGAAGCTCAAAACCCAGGTAGCTCAGGACGCCACGCAGCGCGCTGATGCCGCACTCAAGAACGAGACGAAGGTAGGCCTCAAGGAATTCGGCCACGCCGCTGCAACACAGGAGAACTCCGATGCTTTCACGACTTCGCAACCTGTGCGCGATGCCATTGCTCGCGCTGATGCTGCTCGCCACGTCCGGCTGCTCGATGGCGCCGAAAAGCGAGCCGCTACCTACCGCGCGATGGCCGAAGCCGGCGCCGCTGCCTGCCGCGATCTTGCAGATCGACACGCGGCCCTCGACCGCCACGTTGTCGAGGGCGTCAACGTGGTCTCAGCGCTCCGAAGAGATCTTGTCCGGCGAGACGCCGAGGTAGCGCTGCTGAGGCGCCAGATCGACATCGAGCGAGCGCTGATGGAGTAGGGAGTAGGGCGCTGGCCGGGCGTTGCCTGTAAATGCATCCAGTATCATCGCATCATGACCTTCGATCAGATCGCCATCGCCGTCTTGGGAGCTCTGGCCGCCTGGCTGTCGCAGGCCCGGGGCGCGGCCGCGCGGAGGTGGGCTCCGGTGTTCGGCATGCTCGGGCAGCCGTTCTGGTTCTACGCTTCGTGGCAGACCGGGCAATGGGGCATCTTCGCGGTGTCGGTGCTGTACGCCATGGCCTGGATGAGGGGGCTGTGGGTGTACTGGCTTGCCCCGCGGCCTGATGACGGATTCGGCAGGTTGGGCACCATCCAGCTGTCTCCAGATAGAAAGCGCTCATGA